AGATGTTGTTGCTAGTGCATTAGTAAACTTATAAGCTCTATTTCTAAATGTTGCTTTGCCATCTGCACTCATAAAGAACTGTCCATTTTCAGCTAGCTCACATGCTTTGAGTCCAGCAAGTACATTAGTTGTTAATGCTTGTTGCTGAACATTCTTTGTGCCTGTTCCAATAGTTCTTAGAGCTGAAGGGAATCCTATTGCATTCAATATTCTTGAAACTCTTACAGAGCTGAGTTCTTCTGAATCTCCATAACCAAGTCTTGTTGTTTGTCCTAATTCAGTAAATCCAGTTCTACCAACTCTCCAACCTACTGATTGAAATGTTTGGTTTTGAAATAATCTAAATGCATCAATAGCAGTAAATGTAACAATTGAATCCGCACCTTCTGCTAAGAACTGTACTGGTACAGTATCTAAAAATCCACGAAATATTACATGAGTAGAGGAATCATATATTGCAGATACTCTTACTTGCTTTAGCGGAGTTATTTTTGTTCTACCATTAGCCGAGTCAAAAAAATGAGTTGTTTGGCTTGGATTAAATCTATTATCTTGATTTGATACAGAAAATGATAATGTACCAGCTCTGAAGTCTCCTAACTCATGAGACCTACCACGACTAATATCAAAAAATCTTACAAAAGAACTAATATCTGTAAATGATTGACTTGATGCAAAAGGTTCTGAGTCAAAAGCAACTTCAACTTTTATATCAACATCAGAATCAAAACTTGCTGGCATTAAAAGACAACCCTTTGCCCATTTCTTTTTGCTCTGTTCAAAGCATCAATAATATCTAATGCTTGTGCATTGGCATCTTTACCTTCAACTTTTATATTCTGATGAATTACAACTGCATTATTTCTAGCAAGAGCTTCCATTCCAGCACCAGCTCTTCCAGAAGGAGCAGTAGGGCTTACAATATCTTCTCCTACTTCAACACCATCTGTGCCAGTCTTTACAGATGAACTTGCACCGCCAAGACTAGTTATAGCAATATCTTCTCCACTCTTGATAGCATTAGCCATGTCTATTAAATCTTGTAACTTCATTCCAGTAGATTCAACTAAAAATCCCATAGCTTCATCAAAAGAACCTAAAGCATCAAGATTTTTTAGTGCTTCATCTAATTCTTTTTTAGCCATTGCTATCTCTAGTAAATTTTCTGGAGTCTTAGCAGTAACTTCGTTTAATTCTTGTTGTGCTTTTGTTAATTTATCTTGTGCTTTTGTTAATCTCTCAAGAGCTCTCTCTTCTTCTTCTTGTGCTTGTAAAAGATTTCTCTCAGCAGTTTCTTGCTCTCTTGTAGCTCCAGTAGATGCTTCTATAAGTTCAGTAAGTTTTTCTTTTGCAATAGCAAGTTGAAGTTCTTGAATCTCATTTTTTTCTTCTGATTCTTCTAATTTTCTAATTGCTTCTTCTTGTTGAAGAATTGCTAATTTCTCTTTATCTGTTACTAACTTAGCTTCTTCTTTAGCTCTAAATAATGCTTCTTCTGCATCTAATACTTTTTGAGATGCTATCTCTAATTTTTCTTGAGACTTAGTAACTTCTTTAGATGCTTCATCTCTATCTTCTTCTGCATCTCTTACTCTCTCTTGAATATCTTTTAATTTATTTTGAGCTGATATAACTGCATCAAGAGAAGGTAGCATATTTTTTTGAATGCTTTCTGCATATTCTTTAGATTGTTCAGTTGCTTCTTCCATAGCTTTAGTAGTTTCTTCTTGCAAATGTCCATGTTCTTCAAGAGCGTCTGCAATTATATCTTCAGTTGTAATTCTTTTGTGTTGTTGCTTATGAAGTTCCAAACCTACATCAATAGCTCTCTCAGTTGCAGTTCTACTATCCTTCTGTAATTCAGTTGAATTTTTAATACTACTACCATACAAACTGTATGCTCTTGGTAGTTCAGTGCCATAAATCTTATTTTGCTCTTTAGCTTCTGCTACATTAGCTCTAACTTCCTTAGTAACTTCTCTTTGATTTTTAATAAAGTCTGAGAATCCTTGTACAATGTCTGTAACTTTTTGAACTATTGAAGTAAGTATTGGAGCAATTGTTTCTCCAAGAAGTATTCCTAGTTCTGAAAAAGCATTTGACATTATATCTAGTTGAGCTTTTAGAGAACCCATCTGCTTGTCTGCAACTTCTTCAGTAGTTCCACCAGAGTTCATAAGAGCTTCTTCATAAGCTCTAATCTCATCTCCAGCACCAGATAATATCTTGACTGCATCAGCAACACCACGATTAAGTCCTAACTGGTCTAAGGTAGATGCTTTGAGTTCATCAGACATTGGAGCAAGTACTGAGTCTAATTCTTCTATTATGTCAGCAACATTTTTCATATTGCCTTCGGTATCAAACATATTGAGACCAAGTTTCTCAAACTCTTTTGAGTTCTTTGCTGTTGCTCTTGGTATATCTCTAAGTAACTGGTTTAGTTTTTCTCCAGCTTCAGCTCCCTTTACACCTCTATCTGCAAAAGCTGATAAGACTGCAACACCTTCCTCAATACCTTTATTTGCTACTTTTAATGCAGAACCAGCTTTATTAGTAAGTGCTTCAGAAAACTGTTGTACAGATGAGTTTGCTAAAGTATTAGCTTTTACAAGAACATCAGTTACTCTTGTTAAGTTGTCTAAGTTTTGTTGTGCATCATCAACTGTTAGTCCTAAAGCAGACTGGGCATCAGTTGCTAAGTCAGTAGCAGTAGCCATATCAAACATACCAGCTTGAGCGAACTTAGCTACTTGTGGTAAAGCTGATATAGACTGTTCAGCATTTAAACCAGCAGATGCTAAGAAGAAAAATGCTTCTGCTGATTGTTCAGCAGATATTCTTGTCTCTCTTGATACAGCAATAGCTTGAGCTTCCATTGCTTTTTGTTGTTCGATAGTTGTATCCATAATCGCTATGGATTGAGTCATCTTATCGTTGAATGCTATAAACTCTTGAGTTGCTTTAGTCATTCCTTTTACTAAAGCTACACCTACTGCAATGCCAGCAACCTTACCAGCAGTTGCAAGTTTGCCCATCATCTTGCTTGACTTGTCAGCAGAGCCACCAAGTTTATTTAATTGATTCTTAGCTAAGTCTGCACCCTTAGTTACTATTTGAATCGCTATGTCTGCTATTGCCATTATCTCTGTCTATTCTTTTTGGCTTCAGCTTCTGCTAAAGCTCTTGCCTTATTTATTTCTCCAGTTTCCCATTTATAAAATGCAATCCATTGATTGTATTCCATTGAGCTCATTGTAGTCATAAGCTCGCCAACAGTCATGCCAAGTTCTCTAGCTAGTTTAAATCTAAATGTTAAGTCGTAATCAGTCTCAAAATTGCTCTGCTTCCGCAGAACCCCCAACACCATTTAATTCATTTATCTTTAAGAATATCTTATCTATAACTTTTGAGTCCTTCTCATAAAGTTGGTCAATAAGCTCATCATCTAATTCTGGTTCTATTACACATACCTTAAGCAGTTCTCTTTGATAATCAAAAGCATCAGCATCATCTTGATTAAGTAATTTACCAAGCTGAACTTGCATAGCTTTGTTTATCCCACGAATCTTGATAGAGAATCCCCATTCTTCGAGTTCAATATCTTCCTCTGGAACTGAAGGTAGGTTTTTAATATCATCAGCAGATAATCGTTTCATGTATCTCCCTTCTTATCTATTTAATTGTTATTAGTGAGTTCCTCTTGTAACCGCACCAGATACTTGTAAGTCTGCACTGTAAGCTACGACATCTCCAACTGGAGAACTTAATGCATAGTTTGTCATTATGCATTCGCCAGTATATTTGATTTTTCCAGAAGCAGTTCCTTCTGGGCTATATTCAAAAGAGAGAGTAGCACTTTGACCTATTACTGCTCCATATATTGCATCAGCAGTAGCATCAAAGAATCCAGTGAGACCTATTGTTGCATCTTTTAGACCTACAATGTAAGTTTTATTTGATGCACCAAGAACTGAAGTTTCTGCAACATCAGCTGTCTCTGGGAAGTCCACATTATTCACAAAAGCAGATATATCAGTTAAAGAACCAGATGCGTTATCTAGTTTAAAAACTGAATCTTTTCCATGTACAAATGCCATTTATTCCTTCTCCTTATTAATTATTTCTTCCAAATCCAACAATAGCATTTATTGTTGGGGTGCTTGAACCGCCAATAGTAGCATGCACTCTTACATATCTATTTATTGTCGTGCCTTCAGCGACCTTCTTTATTTCACTTGTCGCACCTGTTGCTTGAGTGAATGTTATCAAGT